GTTCTTACTGTGAGTTTAAGAAACATTGTTACCCTAACATGAGAGTCTTTGCTTATTCAACTGGCCCAAGATTCTTAGCTGTAGTTAATAAAGAACCTAACGTAATGGAGATTAAAAATTATGAGTAAAGAATATAAATTAGTTGTATCAGACAGTCGTAGATTTGAAGATGTTATTAACAGATACTTAGAAGAAGGGTGGGAATTATTTTCTAATCCATTCCATGAAGGCCAGCGTTTTCTACAATCAATGATAAGAGATAGAAAAGTAGAGCCAAAGAAGAAGGCAATAAAATGATGTTGCCCTCATACAGAGGGATGATAGATAGAGATGGTATTCATTCCATTCGAGAGGTGTATCATGACTCAGAAGGAACCATGACCAGCTTTTCTGTCGACCCTGCAATGGCTGAAGCTAACAATGAAGCAGAGCTTATAAGTATTTTAGCTTTGATGATTGAAAGCTTACAACAACCATTCCTAATTGAAGGTGATTTCATACCAGAGAAAGGGAATGGCGAACTTGAATTTTCTTTTATCCGTGATGATGATACAAAATACCATTAAGTATAGAAACAACTTTGAATCAGATGTTGGTGAAGAGTTAGTTGACTGGAGCTATGAGCCTTACCAAATACCTTATGTTACAAAACGTAAGTACACTCCTGATTTTACTAAGGGAAATATCTTAGTTGAATGTAAGGGTTACTTTAGAGTTGGTGATACGCAGAAGTACAAAGCTATTAGAGATTCCTTATACACTCAAGAGCTTGTATTTGTTTTTACCAACAGCAATAAGAAGGTTAGGAAAGGCTCCAAGCTTACAATGGGTGAGTGGTGTGATAAGGAAGGGTTCAAGTGGTTTACAAAGGAAACACTACAGGAGTTAAAGAGTTATGGCCCTACTATTAAATGAACTAAAGGAAAAAATATCTAGGGAGTTTGATGTCTGCCTGCTTTGTGATTTCTTAGGGGTAGAACCTGAGGAATTAGTGGATAGATTTGAGGACAAGTTAGTAGATAACCTAGATAAATTTAAAGGAATAGAGGATGAGTAAGACACGTCCAATAAAGAACAAACTAAAGTATGCACTACGCTATGATAGGCTATGGCATACTAAAGTCATACCTAACAAAAAGAAAGAACAGAAGAAAAGAGGAGCAGAAATTGAACACATTACCAAATGATTATCAAAACTTTATTGCATTAAGTAGGTATGCTCGTTGGCTACCTAATAAGAACAGAAGGGAAACATGGAAGGAAACTGTTGCTCGTTACTTTGACTTCATGGAGGGGCACCTTAAAGAGAATACTAACGAAGAGTTAGAGCCTAAGACTAGAAAGATATTAGAGGATGCAGTTGTTAACTTAGAGGTTATGCCTAGCATGAGAGCCTTGATGACAGCAGGGCCTGCCTTAGCCAAGAATAATATAGCAGGTTATAACTGTGCCTACTTGAGTGTTGACCATTGGAAAGCTTTTGATGAATGTTTATTTATTCTGATGCACGGAACTGGTGTAGGCTTTAGTGTTGAAAGACAATTCGTTAACAAACTACCTGATGTTCCAGAGGAATTAGTAGATGTTGAGGATACTATTGTTGTACAGGATTCTAAGGAAGGATGGCAGTCTGCATTCCGTAAACTAATTACTTACTTGTATGATGGTGAGATGCCCAACTGGGATTTCTCTAAGGTCAGACCTAAAGGTTCAAGACTAAAAACATTTGGTGGTAGAGCTAGTGGACCAGAACCATTGATAGATTTGTTTTCTTTTTCCACTAACATATTTAAGGAAGCTGTTGGTCGTAAGCTAACTAGCTATGAGTGTCACCGCATGATGTGTAAGATTGCAGAGGTAGTTGTAGTGGGTGGTGTTAGACGAAGTGCCCTAATCTCTTTATCCAATCTAACTGATGAGCGTATGCGTAGTGCCAAGAGTGGCAAGTGGTGGGCGGATACACCTGAGATGGCACTGAGTAATAACTCTGTCTGCTATACAGAGAAGCCTGACATGGGTATCTTCATGAAGGAATGGCTATCACTCTATGAGTCTAAGTCTGGTGAGCGTGGCATTTTCAATAGAGAAGCCGCTATCAAACAAGTACAGTCCATAGGTAGACGTGATAGCGAGCATGAGTTTGGATGTAACCCTTGCTCTGAAATTATATTAAGGGATGGACAGTTCTGTAACCTTACCGAAGTAGTAATAAGAGCTGAGGATAAGCAGAAGGATATACTCCGTAAGGTTAGGTTAGCTACCATACTCGGTACGTTCCAAGCATCACTAACTAATATCAAACGCTTACGCCCTAAGTGGGTACACAATACAGAGGAGGAAGCATTGCTTGGTGTCAGCCTTACAGGTATTATGGATAACTCATTTATGAATGGGAGTAGCACAGATAGAGGGCACTATGGTAAGAAGAGTCTACCTGATTTTCTTATTCACTTGAAGAAGGAAACAGTTAAGACAAATGAATACTGGTCAGAGTTATTAGGCATCAGTCAAGCTACTGCAACCACTGCTATTAAACCTAGTGGTACAGTCAGTCAGCTAGTTAACAGTGCTAGTGGTATACATACTAGACACAATGACTACTACATTAGAAGAGTAAGAGCAGACTCTAAGGACCCTATAGCACAGCTAATGGCTGACCAAGGCATACCCTGTGAGGATGATGTCATGAAACCTAACAGCGTTAAGGTCTTTGCTTTCCCTATGAAAGCTCCTGAAGGTGCTATACTTAGGAATGACAGGACTGCTATAGAACAACTAGAGCTGTGGCTTACATATCAGAGGTATTACTGTGAGCATAAACCTAGTGTAACTGTGAGTGTAAGGGAACATGAATGGATGGAAGTAGGTGCGTGGGTATACAAACACTTTGATGAAGTTAGTGGTGTTAGTTTCCTACCACACTCAGACCATACCTATCAGCAAGCACCTTATGAGGACTGTAGTGAAGATGTCTATAAAGAATTACTTGAAGCCATGCCTGAAGCAGTGGACTGGGATTTAATTAGTGAGTATGAACTAACGGACCAGACTGTAGGTACTAAGACTTTAGCCTGTACTGGTAATATATGTGAAATAGTAGACCTAACTGAAGAAGAAAAAGAAGTAGAATAATAACACTTTTAATGGTATAATAGAGGAATGGAAATGAATATAATAGTATTAATCATAGCTTTACAAATTCTTGTTGTAACTTTAACAGGTTGTAGCCAGTTTGAAACCAAGCTAGAAGAGATGAACAGATTAAACTGTCAGCCACCACATAATACATTGTGTGCAGGGTGGCAGATTTGAAAGTAAACTTAATGAAAAAATTGTGGAAGCAAAAGGTGGAGATACCTGTTCTGCTAAAGAAAGTAGACAAAACTCTCAGGGAAGTAGATGTTAAACTTAAAAGGAGTAAACATGTTAAGTAAAATAATGGGCATCGCTGATGCCAGTATCAGTGTAGGTATTAAATTGATTTCACTTGCAATCGTTTTACAGATTGTCTTTGGTCATAGCGTACCTTTCTTGGGTGGTAATGTAATTGGAACAATCATCGGAATCATAGCACAGTTAGGTGCCGCTGGTCTTGTTGGTTTAATTGCCGCAGTAGTTATATGGCGTTTGTTAGATGATGACATCCGTAAGGAGTTGTCTGAATGAAACCAAGCGACTTAGTAAAACAAGTGTTGGAAAATAAATCACTAACAATCTTCTTAGGTATTGTCGTAGTGGCATTACTATTCGGATGGATTGGTGGCTGATGTACCAACTAAAAACTCTTGGGGTCTTGTCCGCATGGACAGGACTGCCAAGATGCAACAGGAATTAAGTAAGAAGAAAGAATCGCATAACACTGTTATGCAAAACCCAAGGCTTTGGAGAAGCGACTGGAGAAAGTAAATGGCATATAGCAAACAAGTTATGGACCATTATGAGAACCCACGTAACGTAGGTGTTCTTGATAAGGACGATGAGAACGTAGGAACTGGAATGGTAGGAGCTCCTGCTTGCGGTGATGTCATGAGGTTACAAATAAAGATTAATGATGATGGTGTTATTGAAGATGCTAGATTTAAAACCTATGGTTGTGGTTCAGCTATAGCTTCATCATCATTACTCACTGAATGGGTTAAAGGTAAGACGTTGGATGAAGCAGCTAATATAAAGAACACTGATATTGTGGAGGAGCTAGAGTTACCTCCAGTTAAGATTCATTGCTCAGTATTAGCTGAAGATGCAATAAGGTCAGCGATAGAGGATTTAAGAAATAAGAGTATTTGACCCCTACCCTACCCCTTGCTTACATAGAGAAGTCCTCCAGAATCGAAGATATGGAGCTCTAATTTAACAGAAAAGGAATATATATGCCACTTAATGACAGTAAGGACATAAAAGAACTAAAGAAGTTTGATATAGATTTATCTTTCGGCAAGCAATGGGAACAGTATATTGATGAGATGTTCTCAGGTGCCAAGACAGTTGAAGTAAAAACTGAAAGAGATAAGTGGGCCAAGACAGGTAACATCTGTATAGAGAGTCAGAGCTATGGTAAGCCTAGTGGAA